TTCCCTAAAAGCTTGGGACAACTTCATGCGTAAGGGTGAGCAAAACATGGCACCAGAAGAAGTGAAAGCTTTAACTGTTGGCACTGCGGCTACTGCTGGTAACCTAGCACCAGCTGAGTATGTAGAAGAGTTAATTAAAGTAATTACTGAAATTTCTCCTGTACGTTCTGTTGCTCGTGTTCGTCAAACTTCAAATAAAGAAATTGAAGTTCCTAGCAAAACTGCAACATTTGCGGCGGCTTGGACTGCTGAAACTGGTACTCGTGCAGAGACAACTGGTTACACAACTTCTTTAAATACTATCCCAACACATGAATTATACGCGAGAGTGGATATTTCTGGTATGTTACTTGAAGATAGTGTTTTCAATCTTGAAGCTGAAATGAACCAAGAATTTGCTGAACAGTTTGCAAAAGCAGAAGGCGCGGCGTTCATTGCTGGTAATGGCACAAACAAACCAACAGGTATTGCTGATGGCACAACAGTAGCACACACAGCTACAGGTGCGGCGACAGCGGCTATCACAACAGATAACCTAATGGATTTGGTACATGATCTTAAAACAGATTATGCAAACAATGCTACATTCATGCTTAATCGCTCAACACTAGGTGCAATCCGTAAATTGAAAGATACTGCTGGTCAGTACATCTTCCAAACTGGTTTCTCTGGTCAATCTGGCTTGCCAAACACAATCTTAGGTTCACCATATCTTGAGTGTCCTGATGTTGCTAATGCGGCTTCTGGTGCAAAATCAGTATTCTTCGGTGACTTCCGTCGCGGATACATGATTGTTGATCGTGTAGCACTTTCAGTATTGCGTGACCCATACTCACAAGCATCAGTCGGCAATGTGCGTTATCTCGCTCGTCGTCGTGTTGGTGGTGAAGTTGTATTGGCAGAAGCAATGCGCGTTCTAAAGCACGCGGCATCATAATAATGGTCGGGGGGTTAACGCCCCCCAACCTTCAATAAGGGAGTACCCAAATGAAAATTAGTATGAGTAAATCGCAAATTGGAATTACCAGAGAAGATGGTGCTGAGACAGGTACATTCGAAATTGGTAAAGAATATAAGTCACAAGGTAAGTGGCAAGAAGAAATTTTTAAAAGCTTCGTGGATATGGGCGTAGCTATTGAGATAGGCGGTAACGCTAATCCAACAGAAACAAAAGCCGTTAGAGCTAGAACTGCATCTGGAAAATTAAAGGGTGATGACCCATCTACTCCTGATGTAAATGAAGCTTGGGTAGGCGGTAAATCACCAAAAAACGCAAAAAAGCGTAAAGATACATAGAACGGAGATAGGCTTATGAGTGGATTAAAGATTATTGCAGGTCCATCAGTAACACCAGTAAGCCGCACTGAGGCTCGTAATCACTTGAGCCTAGATGAAGATATAGACGACAGCCAAGTTCGCAGTTATTTACAGGCGGCGATTGATTGGGCAGAAAATTATACAGGCAGATTTTTCATAAATCGCACTTGCCAAATGATGTTAGATGGCGCTAGAGAAATTGACGATATTCTATGGGAAGGCATGAGAACTGGCTATTCAACTACTAGCTATGTTGATCATATCGAATTAGCCGCAACACCAGTAGTTTCAGTAGAGAGTATAAAATATTATAATGATAGCGATGTCCAAAGCACTTGGAGCGCTACAAATTACTATGTAGATACTTACTCTGAGCCAGCAAGGGTAGTATTAAGGGAAGGTGGAACTTACCCAACTGATCTTAGGGTTTCTAATGGCATTGAGATAAATTTTACCGCTGGATATGGAACATCACCTAATAATGTCCCAGAAGCAATAAAATTAGGAATTTTGCAATATACAGCTTTCTTGTTTGAGCATAGGGGCGATAGCGAAACACCTATACAGCCGCCAAAGGTTATAAGAAGCTTATTAGACCCATATAAGGTACTAAGATTTAATTCTAGCCCATATGATACAACATTTAGGACAGGAGTTATCTGATGTCTATCGGTGCTATGCGTCATAAAATAGAAATACAGTCTATGACCGTAGCAAATGATGGCGGCGGAGGTAGAGCAATAACTCTATGGAAAACAGATGCATACGTTCATGCCCAAATTGTACCAAAATCTGGTAGTGAAAGAGAATTTGGTGATCAAATAGAAGCCTCAACTAAATATGAAATAACAATTCGCTATCGTCATGGTCTTACAGCAAAGCATAGAATTAAATACGCATATACCAACAATGGCATAATTAAAGAAAGATTATTTAATATTACAGGTATAATTAATGTTGATATGCGTAATCGCTATCAAAAGATTATGTGTACTGAGGGGGTAGCAATATGATACGCACTCAAGTTGTTCGTAAGAAAAAATATAGAAATGTTGATAGCCAATACGCAAAGCAAACTAGAGATACTATTGGTATAGCTGGTCTTTTAGTTATGAATGAAGCAAAAAGATCAATACAATCTAGTAGCGGCGGCGGTAGAACTTATGGAAATCACACAGCATCAGCCGCTGGTCAGCCACCAAACACCGATACAGGCTTCTTAGTAAGTAATATATTCTTAGATAAGGATAATGACGGAATGGGCGCTGACGTTGAAAGTCGCGCTGATTATAGTGTCTATTTAGAATTTGGTACAAGAGAAATGCAACCAAGGCCATTTATGCAACCAGCATTAGAGTCACAAAGAGCAAAAATTAAATCTTTATTTACACGCTTGAAAGCGAGGGGTTGAAATGTCTTTTCATTCTTGGGAGCTTCAAAAAGCAATATTTACAAAGCTGAGTGGAAATGTTGATGGCCTAGATGGTGCAAACATTCCTGTATATGATGATGTACCACAGCAATCTAATTACCCTTATGTGCAGATCGGTGAAGAAACGTCTGCAAATAATGGAACAAAAACACTTGATGGCATAGAACATACCTTAACCATGCATATATGGTCACAATACAGAGGTAGAAGGGAAATTAAGACGATTATGAAATCAGTCTATGATTTACTTCATAATACTGCTATAAGTGTATCAGGCGCATCGCTAGTGAATGTTAGACAGGAGTTTTCAACAACGCTATCGGAAAATGACGGAATTACACGGCACGGAGTTATTAGGTTTCGCGCTGTTGTCTTTGATAACTAAGGAGAATAAACATGGCGGCTCAAAAAGGTTCAGCCCTATTACTTAAAATCGGTGCAACAGCAAGCGGCGCGGCGGCTTCTGACACTTACACAACAGTAGGAGGTTTGCGTTCAACATCAATCAGCATGAACCAAGAAACTGTTGATGTGACAAATAAAGATAGCGCAAATGTACGCACAATGCTTGCAGATGGCGGCGTTGAAAGCGTTTCAATATCAGGGTCAGGCGTTTTTACAGACGCTGCATCTGAGGCAACACTTAGAAGTGCATTTGGCGGCTCTGACATACCAAACTTTGAGGTAATTATCCCAGACTTTGGAACATACCAAGGCAAGTTTGTAATTACATCTCTTGAGTATGCAGGGGAATATAATGGTGAAGTAACTTATTCAGTCTCATTAGAGAGTTCTGGAGCTTCAACGTTCACAACAGCATAAGGAATAGACAATGGCTTGGATTAATACGAATATCGAAATTGACGGTGTTACTTATTCAGGTCATCGTCAAAATATGTTTTTCTCCGCACCTTATGCATCAGGTCTTGAGGTTGGTGACAGCTTCAAGGCCGATGGGGTAACATATGTAGCAGAAGAAGTATCTGATCTACATGGCAGGGGCGAAACGCTTACAATTAAAATAACGGAGGTCAAGAATGACAAACCCAAAACGCGGCGAACTGGAGATAAATCTGGGTCAGCAAAAGTACAAAGCAAAAGTGACAATGGACGGGATAGCTAGAATAGAAAGCGCCTGTGGTTGTGGAATTGTTAAGGTACTTAACAAACTTTCAGATGGTGACTTAACCACTACTGAAATATGTAATATATTATTACCCATTATTCGTTCTGGTGGAAATGACATTCAAATTAAGGATGTTCAGAAGGCCGTTTGGGATGCTGGTTTAGCTGATGCAATGAAAGCAGTTGCAGATGTTATGACACAAGCTCTTGGCGGTGGAGACGATGAGGGAAACGTAAAGGAGGCGGAGGTGTAGCATCGGACAACTTTCCTTGGACTATGTATATGGAAATAGGTCTAGGGAAAATGCAAATGTCGCCAGACAGTTTCTGGAACATGAGTATGATAGAGTTCAATGCCGCACTTAATGGATTTGCAGAGTTTCACTCAGGGGGTCAGCCGTCGGCCTTAACTAAAAGTGAACTTGATGAACTAATGGAGCTTAATCCCGACTAATGGCAACAACAGTAGATACCCTTGTAGTTCGAATAGAAGCCGACATGAAAGACATGAGGCGCGCTTTAAGGCGTGTCGAAGGCGATGTAAGCAGATCAACTAAGAAAATGTCAGGTGCTTTTGGCAAGCTTGGACAGGCAATGAAGGTTGCAGTGGCGGCTGTAATTGTCAGGCAAGGATTTATTGCTGGTAAGGCTATGATTAATCTTGCCTCCGATATTGAGGAAATGCAGGGTAAATCCAGCGTTGTATTTGGTCAATTTAGGGATGGAGTTGTAAAAGAATTAACAGCGTTTGGTGATGCTGTTGGACGTTCTTCACATGAACTAGAGGGAATGGCCTCAACTGTTCAAGATACTTTTGTTCCTATGGGCTTTGCGCGTGGTGAAGCGGCGAAGCTATCTGTAGAATTAACAAAATTAGCAGTAGATACCGCATCTTTTAATAATGCTAATGATACTGACACAATAAAAGCTTTTCAAAGTGCATTAGTTGGTAATCACGAAACAGTTCGTAGGTTTGGCGTTGTAATAACACAAGCAACATTAGACCAAGAATTATTTGCT